AAACAAACCGACTAATCTTTTAGTCGCAGTTTTACTAATTGCAATCGGAAATGTTTATGCCGCCGATGATTCAATTGGCGGCATAATTGAGCAAAGTGGAAAGGCTGGAAATATATTTCGCCTTTCAGGTGAAGAACTAACAGCAACTTTACAAACAGACATAGTAAGTTTTGACGAAGTTGAAACAGAGAACGGCAGGCTTAAAATACAGTTTGTTGATGAAACACAGGTCAGTTTAACAGAACACACATATATGGAAATAGACGAGTATGTTTATGACCCAGACCCAAGTAAAAGTAAAATGGCAATGAACTTTGTGCAAGGGACTGCACGGTTTGCCACAGGCGGGTTAGGTTTAGTACCAAAAGAAAATATAGTTATACAAACTCCTACTGCCACAATAGGTATTAGGGGAACAGATTTTACTACAACAGTTGACGAATTGGGTAGAAGTTTAGTTATATTATTACCAGATGCTAATTGCGATGACAAAGTAAAATTAGAGGAAGGGTGTAGACCCAGTGGTAGTATAACAGTTACTAATGATGGCGGAACAGTAACATTAGAAGAAGCCTTTCAGGCAGTGATGGTTAGTACATTTGAACAAGCACCAACACAACCTGTAACATTAGTAGACTTAGATTTAAATCAGATAGACAATATGTTTATTATAAGTAAGCCTGACGAAATAGTACAGGCAGAAGAAGAACAAGCAGATCAATTAAAAGGAGATGGTGGCTTGTTAGACTTTAACGGATTAGATATAGACCTTTTAGAAATTGAAGGATTGGACGAACAAGCAGAACGTGAATTAGAATTTTCAGAATTAGATATAAACTTTTTAGATGTTGACTTCTTAAGGGATTTATTAGAGGTTATGGAAGAAGCAGATACTTTAGGTACACGAGAAGAAGCCACAGCAGGTGATAGATTAGTAGACAGAGCATTTGGATTACAGCCTGATAATCAGTTTAATATTGTACCTGATGTAGATGGTAAAGTATTCTTTTTAAGGCAAGGTACAAACTATGTTAGTTTAAAAATAAAAAGAGGCAATTCAGGACAAATAGAAGTCAGTGATAAAGATTTAGGAGATACTATAATGTGCCTTAATGAATGTGAAGGAATATTCATTAGTATCACACAAGAGTAATAAATAGTAATATGAGCATAGATAAGCAACTTAGTGAAATGAGACCCAAAGATACTCCACTACTAGTATTAGGATATATCATATTGGGTATGTTTTTATTAATACCCTTATCAGCAAATGCAGATGACAATGAAGTATATTTAGGTAACATAAGTGGTGATAATTTAGAACTAGACATACTACAAGCAGGTACTGATAACACAGTCACAGGTATATCAACCTCAAGCCAGTTTGCAGGAGACGACAATACTTTACATATTATGCAAACAGGTACTAGTAATCTGTTTGAAGGTAATTGGACCAGTGGCGGTCTTAATACTTTAAAAGTATTCCAAGGTGGCGGCGGTAATGATAATTTTGTTAGATTATCAGGATTTGGAACAAATAATACAGGACTTGTATTCCAAGGTATGCACCATGACGGCTCCATTGACACAGATGAAACAGGCGATCACGAAGCATATTGGACTGTAACAGGCGACTACAATGAGTTTTCTAGTTTTCAAACAGACACTAACCGAGATAGTGGAAATGGAGACAGTCATCACTTAGCAAATATAATTGATGGCGACTATAATGATGTTTGGCATAGACAAAGAGGCAAGGCAGGACACGACGGATTTATAGAAGTCACAGGCAATCACAATGATGTAATTTTAGACCAAAAAGGCAGTGGTGGTAAAAAATGGGCAGACATTGTTTTAGACGGCAATGGTCATAGTGTTGATATTAATCAACGTGGTACAAATTATGCTTCTGCAACAGTTGATTTAACATTTGGTACAGGTGCTTACACATTTGATTTAAATCAAAATGTTTCAACATCAGCAGTAACATATACTCTTACAGGTATATGTAATAATGGAGGAGGCTGTTCAGTTACAGTGAATCAGAATAACTAATGCAAAGTTTAGATGACTTAGGAAACCCACTACCATATGAATTAGGAGGATTTGAATGTCCTGAAGATATGGTATGTGTAACAGAAGAAAGTTTCAACGAAATGCTAGAACCATATGACATGGAATACAGCACAGAAACTCTTGCACTTGAACCTATGGGCGATGCAGAAGCAGTACTAGATTTTACAACGCAACTACTATTTTTAGATTTCTGGACTATAGCCTATCTAGCCATACCTCTCACAATATTTGCAGTATATGGTTTAACTATATATGCTAGTTTCAAGTGGATTCAAAGGAAGTTTTCTTAAGCAGTAACCTGCTTTTGCATATAATAAGATTGATTTAACATTACATCTTGACTCTTAATTATTGCATTTTTGGGAATGTTACCTTGATATTTGTATGCGAAGTCTTTAGGACTCCACCAATCTCTTTCCCAGCCTTTATCTTTACTCCACATCTCAGGGTCTAATTTACTTGGATCAATAGTAAACATTGTACCATATCCATCGTTTTTTTCGTATTCATCCATACTCATACCTGGATTTTCTTGTGGATCTAAAAATTCTATACTAGTTTTAGGACTAGTAGCCAAATATACAACTCCTTTTTTACAACCGCCGTATAACTGACATACACCATTTGCTAATAAACCTTTTTGTAAAATACTTTCTTTATTAGTTCGCAGACTGCTATGATACAGCATCATTGTTGGTGGATATTGCTGTACATAATTATCGCTATATGCTTTCCTAATAGGTTGTAATATTTCTTTTATTAACATATACTTATTTAGTATAAACTACTTGACAAATTTGTCAAATCGTAGTAGTATATTAAGTTATGAAACATATGATCAAGTGGCTGAAGATAACAGCCGGTATAAATTTGTACCTATCGTTTGTAATGACACTTGTCTTTATAACTTTAATATTTGCAATAGTATCAGATTATAATCTGACTAATGCAGACGAATATGTAAGATTTCTTATAAAGGAAGAGTTAGAAGAACAATCCGGTAGGCAAAGATCATATGATCAGTAAATATACTAATAGCCTGCGAGTGTATGGCGGTATATTAATTATGGGTCATATTGTTTTGTTTATAACATTGTATCCTACAATATCGTTAATATTATTTGTATTTTTTATTCCATGTGCTTACATAGGTATGGTATTAGCTCTTATACACGAAGTACATAAAGCATCAGGATTTTCTGACAGATCAATGTTCTTATATGATAATACATTTTTGGCACCAAATTTGGGTATTTTTGTAGTAGACTCTCCTTTGGATATAGATTATGATATCGGAATACACTAAAAGTTTAAAAACATACGCCTATAGTATATTGGGTGGACATGTTTTTGTTCTTGCATATTTTTATCCACTTCTTGTATTAAAACTGATTTGTGCTCCTCTAATGTTTTTGTTATTGTATAAATGGGTAGAATTAATTTACACGATAGAACAATCAAACAGAGACAATTTGATAATGTTAATAAACGCCACAGAAAACGAAAGTACAAGAAAAATTTTATTGAACGAATTATGGTATGCTGATTTAAATAGCCTAGGTGCAGAACCCTTTAATGACCTTAGAATTTAACATCAAAGTGATAAATAACTACTGTTATAAAGGCAGGTTGCTTTATAACACTTATATATAAGGAGATAAGGTATGAAGAATTTAACGACTGTCTTCGGTATGTTTAGTCTTTTTCTCATGACAAGTTGTGCCTCAGTTGGAGGTGTTTGGAATGCAGGAACAGAAGTTGTCACAGGTACTGTTGATGCAGTAGTTGGCGGAGCGGCTACAATAACTACAGCGGTTGCTGATGATGTTGTAACTGTTGGAACTTTAGCAGTTGACACAGCACAGGCTGTAGTAGTTGCTGGAGCAGACCTCGGAAAAGGTGTTGTAAAAACAGTTTCCGATGAAGTAGATAGACAAACAGACGAACTACAAAACGACGAAGAAGAAGCACCAAAAAAGGACTAACCTTCTTAGATAGGATAAATGGTAAGAAGGAATTAAGTACCAAGGAGTTGGTGCAGTTACTTTTTGAAAACATGGACAAAATTGAAAAATATTGTTCTGAAAATCCTAAAGAGTGCGAGTAAACAATGATAAAAGCGGTGATAATTTTTTTATTATCGCTTTTTTCTATGAATGCATTTTCTTTAGACCTTTCGTATGATATACCATTAGATCCATATTACTGTGATAGTAATCCAGTAGAATGTCAACCACTTCCAAATATTTTACCAAAATTTGATATACAACCAAGAACAACAAGAGAACAATGGGTAACATTTTGGACCTATCAGTTACTAGACGTTTATACGACATCAAAAGCATTAAAATATGATTGTATAAATGAAGTAAATCCATTGTTTACAGAAAACCCAAGTAGTACAAGATTATTTGTTACAAAAAGTGCATTACTGTTTCCTGCTTTATTATATGAGGATGGATGGCAACAAATAACTCCTAGAGAATTAAATACTACTAATGGCTTATATACATTAGTGGTTTTAAATAATTTTTATTTACTAAACGATGCCAAGCGAAACTGCAATAAAATACGATAAATATCGGTATGAAATGGTTATACAGCGGGTACGCAGTAGCAGTATCGATTCTTCTATTACTCGCACTTAGGGTAGTAGACCCTACGCCATTACAAAGTTTACGTGGTCAAGTATTTGACAGTTATCAACAATTAGACGAAATAGTACAAAGTGAAGATATTGTATTATTAAACTTTGGCGAAAACACTTTAGCAACTTACGGCCAATATCCTTTTCCAAGACAATACTATGCCCAACTAATTGTAGATGTTGCTAGTAAAAATAGTGGTGTACTAGGTTGGACTATTATGTTTCCTGAAGAGGATCGTTTTGGTGGAGATGAAGCCTTTGCAACTTTTTTAATACAGAACAAAGTAAATGTACCAGGTGCAAGACGAAACCCTATAAATTTTAATGTATTAAGCCAAACACCTAGTGTTAAAGGTGTAAAGGCAACAGGACCGCACATAGGCACGGGTACAATAGGACCAGTTCCTGCAAAAGACTATTTGCTTAAATGGCCCAACTTAGTTACTAACATACCTATATTGGAGACTGTGGTAAATGGTAAAGGTGTAAATGCATCTGCACCACAACCAGATAATCAAACAAGAACGTATCCACTAGCAATAACAGTAGAGGATAGAATTTATCCTAGTTTTGCTGTTGAAATGCTTAGAGTAAGTAGAGGACAAAAAAGTTATATTGTTAAAACAAGTGAGATAGGTATACAAGAGGTTGCAGTTAAAGGAGTAGAGCCAATAGTTACACAACCAGATGGTACAGCATATATACGATTTAATAATAGTTTTGAAACTATAGAGTACACAGGTGCAGACAGTATTCCTGACCTAGCAGGTAAAATGGTTATAGTAGGTGTAACAGCAGAAGGTATTGCTAATCCTGTTCCTACTCCACGAGGTAATTTATATCCACAACAGATACAAGCTCATATGCTACAGAACTTTATAGATGGCAGTAATATAACAAGAAGTCAATTGAGTGCAGTGACAGAGCTTCTGATTGCTTTATTGAGTATGGTTCTTATTGCACTTGCAGTATATAAACTACCACTGCTACTTACAGCACCTATATCATTAAGTATTTTAGGTGGTGTAGCATATTTTAGTGTTTACAAATATACAGGTGGTTTAGTATTATTAGATGCAACATTTCCTGTTTTAAGTGGATTTTTAGTATTTACTCAGGCATCATTTAATAACTTTTATAAGCAATATAAATTACGAGAGCAAATTAAGAAGCAATTCGAACATTATCTTGCACCAGCAATGGTTAAAAAGTTACAAAAAGACCCAAGCCTACTAAAGTTAGGCGGTGACACAAGAACAATGACATACTTGTTCTCAGATATTCGTGGATTTACTCCGATATCGGAACAGTTTAAAACAGACCCACAAGGTTTAGGACATCTTATAAACAGATATATGACACCAATGACGGATTTAGTTATGCGTAAAGAAGGAACTATAGACAAGTATATAGGCGATGCCTTAATGGCGATATGGAATGCTCCACTTGATGTAGATAATCATGCTCAGTTGGCAATAGAAACAGCACAGGAAATGGAAGTAGAACTTAAAAATCTTAATAAAGAACTAAAAGCAGACGGACTTATGGAGTTAGGTGTTGGTATAGGTATCAATACAGGTGATGCTGTAGTAGGTAACATGGGTAGTAACCAACGTTTTGATTATACAGTATTAGGTGATAGTGTAAACTTAGCGGCAAGACTAGAAGCACAAACAAAAGAGTACGGTGTATTCTTTATGTTTACAGAACATACATTAAAACAAATACCATCTCCGGAAAATTTAACTATGTTAGATAAAATTGCTGTAAAAGGACAGACAGCACCTGTAACAATTTATACTATACTAAATGATCACAAATATGCAAGAGTAGTAAACAGAATGGTTGATAGTTATCAAAATAGAGCATGGGCCGAATGCTCTCATCAAATAGAAATAATTAAGGATCATGAATGGAATAATACACTTGCTGACTTATATGCAGAAAGAATTAAACAACCAATGCCAAAAGGTGAATGGGACGGAGTTGAAAGAAAAACTTCTAAATAATTACTCGTCTGGTGACCAATCTTTTATTCCTCTAAAAAACAAATAATAATGTCTAAAGTCTTTTAGTTGTTGTTTTGCATGGAATAATTCTAATGGAATACCTTCACTGTTTTTAGTAAGTGGAAAGAAATATCTTTTTATTACACGTTCTAGTTTTCTTACATCCTTAGCCAAGGCATCTAAAATAATATTATTGAATTCTAAATCTGTCACCAGGTCAATTAACCAATAGTGATACGGGTGCTCAGGATTATATCTCCTGGTCACGTCTCTAGTCTGGTAATACAGAGCTCTTATCGGGTTCATTCCTGGCCTATATGAGTTCATAATTTGCTTAAATCTAAAACTCTCATGCTCAGTAGCCATATTTTTTACTACTCTAGCATAGTCTTTTTTCATAGCCAGTTTTAAAGATTCTACATTTTCGTCTATTCTTTCGTTATACTCTCTATAAAGTCTGTCAGCAATTTTTTGATGTTTTGGAGACAGCATGTCATAGTAGACACTTTTTATCTCCTCAATATCATATGTGCCTTCGAGTAATGTATGTGGAATAGTTTTAGTTCGTTGAAACTTGTCTAAGTCATTCTGTATTCGCAAGACCACAAAATCTATAATTTCGCCTTTGCTCATGTGTAATATTTATCAGGAATTTATTTCAAGTATAGTGTGCAGTTTTTCTGTACCGCCATTTTTATAGAGAGTTACTTTTGCACCATTGTGTAAAGGTTTAGGCCATTGTCCTATATCTACCCAGGCATAACCGGCACTCTCACCATTAAGTTTTGGTGGTTGGAACTCTTTATCTACTACATATACAAAACTGTAATAGTAAAAGTTTTTATCTTTACTCTGATAGACATCAATAGGATTTAGTTTTTGTAGTTCTGGAACGAACCCAATTTCTTCGTTTAATTCTCTAGTAATACATTGATAAGGTGTTTCGCCCTTTTCAATTATACCTCCCCAAAAACCCCAAGTGTGATTAAATCGTTTGTTGCCTTCTCTTAATTGCAACATACATCTTCCTGTGTCTTTAGCAAGGAATACTACTCCTGCCGCAGTTGTTTTCATTACAATACAAGCCTCCAATATCCTGGTTTGTACTCTCCTTCGTAACTACTTATCCATTGAGTACCAGTCCATTGAAATTGTTTGGATGTAAATGTATTATGCATGTAATGGGTGGTTCCTGATTGTGAACTAGCATCGAACGATACTACCCAAGCACTTCCATTATATTCAATTATATCATTTTCAGATGCATCTATATTCCAATTAGTATAACCAGATGCTGTAATTGTTTCTGTAATTAAATATCTTTGTCCATTAGAGGCGGCGGCTATTGTTCCGTCTCCTGGATAATTTTCTCTAGGGTCAATTATTTTATCAACGTCATTAATTGTATCTGTTGGTAAAGTGTCTGTGTCTAAATTAAAAATTAAATTTGATGATGTAGTTGCGTCTACACTTACAGTACCACAAACCTCTCCTAAAAAGTTATTTGAATCATTACTTGTATTTAATTTAAGTAAACTTGTTGTTCTAACATCGCCTTGCATCTCTGTGATATCAGTCCAAGGTACAGGAACTCCTTGTTCATTAATTAATACTGCTGAAGCACCACTTACTCTTACACTATACATTCCTGGAGTAACAACAACTTCTGCTGTATCTTCTATATCTCCAAAAAAGTCTGCATAGTCTTCGTCATAACCTAAATCTGAA